CTTGGACAGGAACAACACCAACAGTAACAACTTGGTCAAATATATCTAGCGGAAACTCACAATGGCAATAAGTAGAATAACTTTCGGGGAGTGGACTCCAGATCAGCCAGGTCTAGCCAATGGATTACAAAGGGCAGAGAATGTCTTTTCTAAAGCTGTAGGCTATGGTGCTATCAATGCAGCAGTAGACTACTCAGCAGCAGCATCCGAGAACTTGACTAATGTAGTAGCAGGCAAAACAGCAGCAGGAGCTACAATTGTATTTGCTGGCGGTGCAACAAAACTATTTAAGCTAGATGCAAGCGATTTATCTTTGGATTCAGTAGTGAAGGCAAGTAGAACAATTACCAATGTGGTTAAAACAAGCCAAGTAGTAACGATTACAACCTCAGCAGCACATGGATTTTCTGTTGGTGATTCGGTAACAGTAGCAGCAACATCTACAACTGCTGTCAATGGTACTTTTAATATTGATACAGTTACTTCTACAACTTTTACCTATGCTCAGTCTGGTGGAAACATTAGTACGACTGCTGACACAGGCACAGTAACCTTTGCTTATGTAACACCTACAAACCAAAGATGGCGGTTTACTCAGTTTGGCAATGTCTTAATTGCAGCCAATGGTGGTAATCGTCTACAGGGATATAACTTAAACAGTTCTTCTACATTCCAAGACCTAGCAACAGATGCTCCACAGTCTCGGTATGTAACAGTAGTGCGCGATTTCGTAGTATCAGCTTATGTAAACAGTTCGACTGTATATCCATACAGAGTGCAATGGTCAGCATTGGGAGACGAGTCTAGTTGGACTAATTCAGCTACGACACAGGCAGACTTCCAAGATATTCCCGATGGTGGCTCGATTGTAGGGATTACTGGTGGTGAATATGGTTTAGTATTTATGGACAGATCAATCCATCGGATGTCGTATGTTGGCAGTCCTTTAGTATTCCAGTTCGACAATATCAGTCGTAACCTAGGGTGCTACGAGGCTAACAGTATTGTGCAGTATGGTGGCACATCGTTTTTTTTATCAGATGATGGATTTTATGCCTGTGATGGGCAACAGATTATCCCAATTGGGAACGAAAAGGTTAATCGGTATTTTTGGTCAGATGTAGATGATGGCACAATAAACCTAATGTCTGCTGCTGTAGATCCATTTAGAAAACTTGTTATTTGGGCTTATGCTTCTCAGTCATCTGCAACTGTAGATAAATTGCTTATTTACAATTATCAAACAAATAGGTGGACAAGCGGAACGACTAATGCAAGCCGAGTAGCTTCTTCTTCTACACCATCCTTTACATTAGATGGTATGGATGTGTTCGGAAACTTAGAACAGATTATGTCTAGCTTTGATGACAGAGTATGGTTAGGTGGCAAGATGCAGTTTGCTGGTGTAAGAAATACCAAGATTGTTACTTTCTCAGGCACAAACAATACAGCCTACATTGAGACAGGCGATATTGAGATGCCAGGCACTACATCGGCAATCGTCTTAGTAAAACCAATTGTTGATGGTGGCTCTGGATCTGTTTCTTTGTTTTCTCGTAGACTTCTAAGCGAGCAAGTTGTATTCGGTTCACAGACCGCAGCAGATGCCGAAAATAGAGTATCTTTGCGTGGTGTTGGAAGGTATCATCGTCTACAATTGACACCTACAGGTCAATGGACTAATACAGTAGGAATTGATGTAGAAATGAACCCGTTAGGAACTAGATAATGTTTCGAGTGTTGCCTCCGTTTGGAGCAGATCAGCGCGGTGTTGCCGAAGTAGTCAATGGGATTATGAACGGCAAAACCAACAATACAGGGTCGGTAACTCTAGCGACAGGTGGTGCTTCTACTACTACTATTACAGATGCTCGTATCGGTGTAGATTCTGTTATTCTGTTGATGCCGACAGACGATGTATCAGCTACAGCGTATTACCCTTATTTAGCAGTTCAAGATTCTACAAATCAAACTGCTGCAAGTACAACAGTAGCTTATGCAATGACATTTAACACCACAGACTATAGTCTTGGAGCATCATTGTCTAATAACTCACGATTGAATGTTAGTTACTCTGGTTTATACAATTTACAGTTTTCTGCACAATTTGTAAGCTCAGATAATTCAATCCATGATATTGATATTTGGTTTAGAAAAAACGGAACGAATATTGCAAATAGCAATAGTAGATATTCTGTTCCAAATAAACATGGATCTATTAATGGTCATTTAATAGCTGCATTAAATTTTTTTGTGGCACTAGAAAAAAATGATTATGTAGAAATTATGTGGAAAACAGATAACACAGCAATTTCTTTAGAAACTTTAGCAGCAGGCACAAGCCCAACAAGACCTGCAATACCATCTGTCATAGCAACATTGTCATATCTGTCATCAAACGGATACACAAGCAACATTTTTACAAGACCTTATATATCAGCAGTAACCAACGGAAGTGCCACTATTAGCCATCCAGCTAATACAGTATCAGGCATGACTCATAAATACATCATCGTAGGATAAAGGAATAATTATGGCAGGCAATCCACCAACACCAAATCCATATGGATTTACTGCTCCAACTGGTGCAGCAGGTACGGCATTAGAAAACTGGTATAACCCAAGAACAGGTCAAGAATGGACTGCAGGTTCTGGTGGATATACTCCTCCATCTGCTGATTGGTATAGAGTAACTGGTTTAGATAGAAGCCAGTATCCTACTGCTTATAGTCAGCCTCCAAGAGCAGAAACAGGATACACACCAGTTCCTACAAATGCTCCTAGATTTTTGCCTAGCGAGCCAATTACTCCTGGCGCACCAGATCCAAGAGCATCAACAATTGATGCCTCTATTCGCCCATTTCTCACAGAAGGATTGCGCCAAGCACAAGAGTTGTTCTTGCGCCAACAACCTTCTATGTATCCTGGACAAACATTTGTAAGTCCATCAGAGCAAACATTACAAGCACTACAAGCCCAAGAAAATATAGCTAGACAATCAAGTCCCATTTTGGGACAGGCTCAAGGTGCATTTTTAAGAGGCTTAACAGCACCATCAGCAGCAACACCTTTATATCAAAATATTTATGGTGCAGCAGGATTCCAACCAGGTGCAGATATTTATAGTCAAGCAGCAGGTGGCGGATTCCAAAACATTGCAACAGGTCAATTAGCCAATATTGCTTCTGGTAGTTTTCTAGGTAGCAACCCTTATCAGCAAGCCATGATGGAAGCTGCTACTCGACCACTAACTCAACAGTTTAGCCAATCCGTTTTGCCTGGCATTTCTAGCCTTTATAGCCGTTCTGGTCGATTAGGATCAGGCTCTATGGAAAGAGCATTAGGAACTGCTACAGAGGCTTTTGGAAGGTCTTTAGGCGATGTAACAGCAAATCTAGCTGGATCGCAATTCCAACAAGAACGAGCATTGCAACAGCAGGCTTTGGGTCAATTGGCAGGTGTATCCGCACAAGATATTCAGAATCGTTTGCTTGGCGCACAAGGACTACAGCAAGCTCAACAAGCAGCACTCGGAACACAATTGCAAGCAGCAGGTGGTGTTGGCACAGGTCAATATCAAGAGTTGTCAAGACAGTTGGCAGCATCTCAAGCAGCTCCACAAATATATGCTCAACAGTTCTTGCCATCGCAAACATTGGCTCAAGTTGGCGCACAGAGAGAGGCTATTGCAGCACAACCTCTACAAGAGCAAATGTCTCGTTATGCTTTCGAGCAACAGTTGCCATATCAACAGCTTTCTGGCTATCTATCGTCTGTTTATGGATCGCCTCTTGGATCGTTTGGTACTCCTGCTGCACAACCACAATACTCACCAAATAGAACTGTCGGTGCATTAGGTGGTGCATTGGCTGGTGGTCTAGGTGGTTATGCTCTAGGTCAAGCATTTCCTAATCTAGGATTTGGCGGTGGCTATGGATTGCCTGCACTAGGTGCTATCGGTGGTGGTCTATTAGGAGGCGGTTTCTTCTAATGAATGTTTTTCCTCTCAATGTTGTATATCTTCACCAGCATTGGGAGGAGATAGCAAAATACCTACAACCAGCACTAGATTTAAGTGGTGTAGAGGAATTTACTTTAGACCAAATGAAGGTATACATTGCAAATGGTAATTGGACTTTATTTGTTGTAGAAGAAGAAGGAAAAATATGCGGTGCTGTTGTAGTTGCTTTTGCAAACTACCCAAATGACAGAATTGCGTATGTAACGGCTATAGGCGGTAAATTTATCAGTAGTAAAGAGACTTCCGATAAATTTAAGGCTTTGTTAAAAAGCATGGGTGCTACTAAAATTCAAGGTGCAGCAAGAGAATCAGTAGCAAGATTATGGAAAAGAATTGGATTTACCAATAAACAAATATTAGTGGAATACAAACTATGAGATTCAACAATCGAGCTTGCGCATTGATGGATATTCCAGATCTGCCACAAGGTGCTTTTGAGCATATTGGCGATAAAAAGATCAAGCCACAAGGCGGTGGTGGGTTTAATCCAATTTCAGTTATTACAGATCCAATTTCTGATGTATTAGGTACATCTGGAGGTGGCGGTGGTATTCTTGGAGCAGCAGAGGATTTAGTTCAAGGAACTGGTAATGCATTAGCAGAAGTAGACAAATTTGTAGGTCGTGAGATACCTGGTGGATGGGTTACAGTAGGAGCAGTT